GGGTTCCACCTCAGCAATTACAGAATAGAGTGGTACTTAAAAATGGTGTTAAACACCCTGGTAATGAACACATGGGAGCATTTGGTTGTGACTCGTATGATATATCAGGGACCGTAGATGGAGAAGGATCAAAAGGAGCATTACATGGCTTAACCAGGTTTAGTATGGAGGACGCTCCTGCGAACAGCTTCTTTTTAGAATATTTATCAAGACCACCTACGGCAGAGATATTCTTTGAGGATGTTCTAATGGCTTTAATATTTTACGGGATGCCTATACTCGCGGAGAACAATAAACCTCGTCTTTTGTACTATCTAAGGCGTAGAGGATATAGAGGTTTTAGTATGAATAGACCTGATAAGATATGGAACAAGCTATCTGTAGCAGAAAAAGAAGTAGGTGGAATACCCAACTCTAGCGAGGATATAAAGCAAGCACATGCTGCTGCTATTGAAATGTATATCCAAGATCACGTTGGCATAAAGCAAGATGGAACGGTTGGAGATTTATACTTTAACGATTTGCTAAATGATTGGAGTAGGTTTGATATAAACAAAAGAACAAAGTTTGATGCATCAATAAGTTCTGGATTAGCTATAATGGCTAACAACAGGCATTTGTACGCGCCAAACGCAAAGGTTGAAAAACCTAAACTAAACATAAATGTTTCCAAGTATAGTAATGCTGGAACTAATTCACAAATAATCAAATAATAAATATGGCAGAGTCTGGCGTTAGAAGTTATTTCCCGAGTCAAACTGTAAGTGATGCTGAGAAGTTAAGTTACGAGTATGGTTTAAAAGTAGGTAAAGCAATAGAACAAGAGTGGTTTAATGATAATAGAAGTATAAATAAATATAGATCTAACCATAATGAATTTCATAATTTAAGACTATACGCTAGAGGCGAGCAGTCTATTCAAAAATATAAGGATGAGTTATCTATAAACGGTGATTTGTCCTATCTTAATTTAGACTGGAAGCCAATTCCAATTATTTCTAAATTTGTAGATATAGTTGTTAATGGTATATCTGAAAGAACTTACGATATAAAAGCATTTGCACAGGACAAAACTAGTTTAAAAGAACGTACTGAATATGCTGAAAATCTAATGTCAGACATACAGATGAGAGAGATTAATACTTTTGCAGCTCAATTTGGTATGGATCTTACTAAAAGTGATAATAAAGATCTTGAAACTTCTGAAGAAGTAAAACTTCACATGCAGTTAATGTATAAACAAGCAATAGAAATTGCTGAAGAACAAGCTTTAAGTGTTCTTTTTGAGGGCAATAAATATGAGCTAACTAAAAAAAGATTTTATTATGATCTTACGGTTCTTGGAATTGGAGCTGTTAAAACATCTTTTAATACTTCAGAAGGTGTTGTAATAGATTATGTAGACCCAGCAAACTTAGTTTATTCTTATAGTGATTCTCCTTACTTTGAAGACATATACTATGTTGGTGAAGCAAAAACTATCCCAGTTAATGAGTTAGCAAAACAATTTCCTCATTTATCAGAAAGTGATCTTGAAGATATAATGAAAAACAAACGTACTAATAGATCTAACTATAATTCAACACATACTTACGACAAAGAAGATAATAACACTATTCAAGTTTTATATTTTAACTATAAAACGTATATGAATGAAGTGTATAAAGTAAAAGAAACTGGCACTGGGGCTGATAAAATTATTCCTAAAGATGACTCGTTTAATCCGCCGAAAGATATGGAAGGTGGGTATAGCAAAATGTTAAGATCTATAGAGTGTTTATATGATGGTGCTATGATTTTAGGCACTAATAAATTACTCAAATGGGAAATGTCAAAAAATATGATGCGTCCTAAAAGTGATTTTACTAAAGTTAAAATGAACTATGCTATTGTAGCGCCTAGAATGTACAATGGTAAAATTGACTCGCTAGTAAAACGTATAACTGGTTTTGCTGATATGATACAGTTAACACATTTAAAGTTACAGCAAGTATTATCACGTATGGTTCCGGATGGTGTTTATTTAGATGCAGATGGTCTAGCTGAGGTTGATTTAGGTAATGGAACTAATTATAATCCACAAGAAGCTTTAAATATGTTTTTTCAAACTGGTTCTGTAATAGGAAGAAGCTTTACGTCAGAAGGTGATATGAACCCAGGGAAAGTACCTATTAAAGAAATAACATCTGGATCTGGTGGAAATAAAATGCAAGCTCTTATTGGTAATTATAACTACTACTTGCAAATGATAAGGGATGTAACTGGTCTTAATGAAGCTAGAGATGGTAGCATGCCAGATAAAAATGCATTAGTTGGAGTTCAAAAATTAGCAGCAGCAAACTCTAATGTTGCAACAAGACATATACTACAAGCAGGATTATATTTAACAGCTGAAACTGCAGAGTGTTTATCTTTAAGAATATCTGATATTTTAGAATATTCTCCGTCAAAAGATGCGTTTATACAAGCTATAGGCGTACACAACGTTGCTACTTTAGAAGAAATATCAAGTTTACATTTATATGATTTTGGTATATTTATAGAATTACAACCAGACGAAGAAGAAAAAGCTAAACTTGAAAATAACATTCAAATGGCTTTACAACAAAAAAGCATAGAGCTAGAAGATGCTATTGACCTTAGAGAAGTTAGAAATATAAAACTAGCCAATCAATTATTAAAAATAAGAAGAATAAAAAAACAAGAAGTTGATAGACAGTTGCAATTACAAAATATACAAGCGCAAACCGAGTCTAACACTCAAGCTACTCAAGCAGCTGCACAAACTGAAATACAAAAAACTCAAGCTTTAAACGCAAGTAAAAGTGAACTAGAGCAAGTAAAAGCTCAAATAGATTTGCAAAAGATGGAAAAAGAAGTTGCTCATAAAAAAGAGCTAATGGAATTAGAGTTTAAATATAGCATGGAGTTAAAAGGTATTGAAGTAGATGGAATCAAAAATAGAGAAAAACAAAAAGAAGATCGTAAAGACGAAAGAACAAAAATTCAAGCATCTCAACAAAGCGAGATGATTGAGCAAAGAAATAGTGGTAAACCACCTAAAAACTTTGAGTCCGCAGGTAATGATATATTAGGCGGAGGATTTGATTTAGGCTCGTTTGACCCTATTTAGAATTATTAATTATTATTATATTATATTATGGAAGAAAAATTAGAAGAAGTAGTCGAAGAGACTACACAAGAAAACCAACAAGATCCAGGTGATGAAAACGTGGAGACAGTTGATGAAAGTAAATTTAAGTCTGCTGGAGATAGCGATATTATTAAAGTAGATTTAAGTAAACCACCAAAACCAAAAGAAAAAAATGAAACTAAAGAAGATAACGCTGACGACAGCGGAGTGGTTGCAGAGTCTAAAGATGCCGATGCCCCACAAGAACAAGAAGAAGTACAACCGGAAGCTGAAACACAAGAAACTCCAGTATTAGAAGAAGTTACTGAAGAAGAAGTTGAAGAAGTTGAAGAGCAAATTGAAGAAGTAATAGCTGAAGCTGAGGCTACCGGAAAAGAATTACCAGAAAATATTCAAAAGTTAATGGACTTTATGGAAGAAACTGGTGGAGATTTAAGTGACTATGTTAAGCTTAATCAAGATTATAGTAAGTTAGATGATCAAAATTTATTATACGAATATTACAAGCAAACAAAGCCTCATTTAAACAATGAAGAAATAAACTTCCTTATGGAAGATCAATTCTCTTACGACGAAGAAGAAGACGAAGATAGAGATATACGAAGAAAAAAATTAGCGTTAAAAGAGCAAGTTGCCAACGCTAAAAGCCACTTAGACGGGCAAAAGTCTAAATACTATGACGAGATCAAAGCTGGAAGCAAACTTACGGGTGAGCAACAAAAAGCTGTAGATTTCTTTAATAGATACAATAAGGAGTCAGAAGCAACTCAAAAGACAGTTAAAACAAATTCTGATATTTTTACACAAAAAACAAATAACGTTTTTAATGACAAATTCAAAGGTTTTGAATACAATGTTGGTGATAAAAAATATAGGTTTAATGTAAACAATGCTGAGGAGGTTAAGAGCACTCAAAGCGATATAAGCAATTTTACTAAAAAGTTTTTAGACAAAAATTCCGCTTTAAAAGACGCTAAGGGTTATCACAAATCTTTATATACAGCAATGAATGCAGACGCTGTTGCAAAACACTTTTATGATCAAGGTAAGGCAGATGCTATGAAAAATAGTATTGCTAAAGCCAAGAATGTAGATATGAATCCAAGACAAGCTCATGGAAAAATTGAAGCAGGTGGTATGAAGTTTAAAGTTTTAGGTGAGGACTCTTCTGATTTTAAGTTCAAAATTAAAAACAAAAATAAATAACAATTTAAAACAAATTAAAAATGGCAATTACTGCAGGAACTAATTTGAATAGTGTTCCTTCTTCACAGAAGCAAACATTATCTTCAAATTATATCGACTTTACGTCTACCGCTACTAGTGGTTGGGCGCAACAATACATGCCAGATCTTATGGAGAAAGAAGCTGAAGTGTTCGGAAATAGAACAATTTCAGGATTTCTTTCACAAGTAGGAGCTGAAGAGGCTATGACATCCGATCAGGTTGTTTGGTCTGAACAATCAAGATTACACATTTCATTAATTGGTACTGTTATTACAGCTGGTTCTACAAATGGAACTTTTACTGTTATCAGTGATATTGATGGAAATGTATCAGGTGACGGATTTACAGTTGCTGACCACGGTGTTAGAACTAATGATATTGTACTTATCGCAAGTGCTGGTATCGTTACTCAATGTTTAGTGGTTGACGCTGATACAGCTGTTATACAAGTTGAACCGTATGACAAAGCTGACTTAACTGGTCACGCTACTGGAGCTAGCGCTTCAAGATTATTAGTTGTAGGTTCTGAATATGCAAAAGGAACAACTTACCTTGATGGTAATGGTTCTGCTGCTGACTCAAGAACTCCAGCTAATGAAGCTACATTTAAATCTTTCTCTAACAAACCAATTATCTTAAAAGATTACTACGAAGTATCAGGATCTGACGCTTCTAGAATTGGTTGGGTTGAAGTTTCCACTGAAGAAGGTGGTGGAGGTTACTTATGGTACCTAAAAGCTGAAGCTGACACAAGAGCTAGATTTACTGATTACTTAGAGATGGCAATGCTTGAAAGCGTTGTAGGATCTAACTCAACAGTTGTTGATACAACTTTAGGTGCTGCTGCTGATGGTGGCGTAGGTACACAAGGTTTATTTGCTGCTATTACTGATAGAGGTAATATTACTTCTGGTGTTACTGGTGTTAATCCAGCTACTGATTTAGCTGAATTTGACGCTATCTTAGCTGAGTTTGATAATCAAGGTGCTATTGAAGAAAACATGATGTTTGTAAACAGAGCTACTTCGTTAGCAATGGATGACATGTTAGCTTCTATGAATTCTTACGGAGCTGGTGGTACTTCTTACGGAGTATTTGACAACAACGAAGATATGGCTTTAAACCTAGGTTTCTCTGGATTCCGTAGAGGTTCTTATGATTTCTACAAATCAGACATGAGATACTTAAATGACAAAGCTACAAGAGGTGGTATTAATGCTGCTGCTACAACAGCTGCTATTAGAGGAGTTATTGTTCCAGCTGGTGTTTCTTCAGTTTATGATGAAATGCTAGGTAAAAACATGAAACGTCCTTTCTTACATGTTAGATATAGAGCTTCTCAAACTGATAATAGAAAGTTAAAAACTTGGACTACTGGTTCAGTTGGCGCTGCTACATCAGCTTTAGACGCAATGCAAATGCATTTCTTATCTGAAAGATGTTTAGTTACTCAAGGTGCTAATAACTTCATGTTAATGAAGTAAGCATTTATTATATTAAGGATCGAGGCTTCGGCCTCGACCCTTTCTTTTTATTAATTTTATTATATATTATATTATGGCAAAAAAACAAGAAACAAAAACAGAAATAGTAACTGAAGAAGTTACTCAGGTTGTAGAACAACCAAAAACAAAAAGAAAAGAACCATCTAACAAAAAAACTAATGATGGTTGGGAAATAAAAGATAGAGTTTATTATATCAAAGGAAAAAAGCCTTTATCACAAATGATTAGATCAGCAAACATATACTGGTTTGATGAAGAAAAAGGTTACGAAAGAGAGTTGAAATATTGTGAAAACCAACAAACTTGCTTTGTAGATGAAATGAAAGGTGATCAAAGATTATCACATATTATTTTTAGAAATGGAGCACTACACGTGGGTAGAGAAAAAACAGTTTTACAAAAACTTCTTTCTTTATATCATCCGCAATCAGACGTTACTTATTACGAATGGCAACCTGCAGAAAAAGCTGCTGACGATATAAATATATTAGAAATGGAAATAGCAGCATTAAATGCGGCTCAAAATCTAGATATTGATATGGCTGAGGCAGTTATGAGAGTAGAGGTTGGATCTGGAGTGTCTAGCATGAGTTCTAAAGAGCTTAAAAGAGATTTATTATTATATGCTAAAAGAAATCCAGAATTATTCTTAGAGTTAGTAAATGATGAAAACGTTGTACTTAGAAACTTTGGTATCAAAGCAACTGAAATGGGAATACTAAAATTATCTTCTGATCAAAGAACTTTTTCATGGGGTTCTAACGATAGAAAACTAATGAATGTTCCTTTTGATGAACATCCTTACTCAGCTTTAGCCGCTTGGTTTAAGACTGATGAAGGTATGGAGATTTACTCCAATATTGAAAAAAGATTAAATTAATCTAACTGTAGATGCAGTCGCTCTACGGGGCGATTGCAAACTACAAATTATATTATATGGAAAAGAAAAAATCTAAAGGTTTAGGCGATACAATAGAAAAAATTACAAAAGCAACTGGAATAAAAAAAGCTGTAGATACAGTTAGTAAAATTACAAAAAAAGATTGTGGATGTGCCAAACGACAAGATACTTTAAATAGATTATTTCCTTATAACAATTAAAAAAAAATTATGGTTAGTATAGATACAGTATATCAAAAAGTTTTAACATTTGCTAATAAAGAGCAGAGAGGTTATATAACACCTCAAGAGTTTAATCTATTCGCTGACCAAGCACAAAATGAAATATTTGAACAATATTTTTATGATTTAAATCAATATTCTAGAAATCCAGAAGGAACAGAAGAGTATAGTGATATTATAAGTAATATAAATGAAAAAATAGTTCCATTTGAAAAAACTTCAAATATAATAAGCGGAGTAATATCAGCTAATGATTTATATAGATTAGGAACTGTAGTTAGTGAAGGGTATATAAGAGTAGAAGAAGTTCAGCAAGATAAAATTTATTATATTCTTAACTCTCCTTTAACAAAACCAACATTTGATCGTCCTATATATATAAGAACTAGTGCAAACTCTATTACAACACATCCTAATCTTACTGATGTAACTTGTAATTATATAAAAAAACCAGAAAAACCAAATTGGGGTTATGTGGTTTTAGATGGAAAAGCTATGTTTGATTCTATTAACGCTAGTAATTTCGAATTACATCCGTCAGAAGAAAACGAATTGGTTTACAAAATATTAAAATTTGCGGGTATAACTATAAAGCAAGATTATGTTGCTAAAGCTGGTGCAACATTAGAGCAATCACAAGTTCAACAAGAAAAACAATAAATAAATGGGACTATTAGATGCAACACAACAAAGCTATCACGATGGTAATAATCATGGTAATTATCAATTTACTTCTTTAACTGATATAATAAATCAATTTATAGTTGCTTATGTTGGTGAAAACAAAATAATACGTAAAATAGAAAGAACAGATGTTGCTTTTCATGCCCAAAGAGCATTACAAGAATTATCTTTTGATACTTTTAAATCTTGTAAAGCACAAGAAATTACAGTACCAGCATCACTTCAAATGATACTACCTCAAGATTATGTTAATTATACTAAAATTAGTTGGGTAGATTCAGCTGGTATAAAACATTTATTATATCCTACAAGTAAAACTTCAAATCCTACAAATCCAATACAGGATGCAGATGGAGATTTTATATTACAATCAATAAACGCTGTTGGTACTTTAGTCTCTGGAGCTAACACCGTGGCTTTAGATGCTGAATATAAAAACATTGAAGTTGGAATGAAGGTTACTGGTCCATATATTCCAAATGGAACTTTTGTTGAGGCAACTTCTAACGCTAGTGACATAACAACAGTTACTTTACATGATGGTAGTGGTACGGATGTTTCGCCTCTTATACCTGGAACCATTACGGACATAGGTAATACTGGAACAACTTTAACATTTACAACGCCAGATTTGTCTTTAATACACCATGAAGATTCAGCACATATAGTTGATAATTTATCATGGGGCATTGGTGATATTACTTTTAATTATAAAATAACAGGTACCGCTTCTGAGCTAACTAATATTAAAATTGGTATGTTAGTTTCTCATGATAACTTTCCCCTAGGAACTAAAGTAACAAACGTTTTTGATACAACTATTGTTGTTTCAAATATTCCAGATAATATAGTTGCTATAACTGGAGCTGAAATTACTTTT